ACAACAAGCAATATGCAAAGTTAAAAAAGAATGGTAGTCCTTTTATGCACAGAGCATACATTAAGGATTGGGCATTATGAGTGATAAATATAGACCAACAGCTTTTGCAGATGTTAAAGGTGCTGCAACTAAAATTCAATCTGTTGATTGGTGGACACCACCATCAGTTTTTGAAAAGCTAGATATAGAATTTGATATTGATGTGGCATCCCCTATTGGGGGAGTTGATTGGATTCCTGCTAACAAATATTACACTAAAGAGGATGATGGTTTAAGTAAAGATTGGGAGGGTACAGTTTGGATGAATCCTCCTTATGGTAAGTTTACTGCTGAATGGTTAGAAAAATTTGTTAAACATGGAGATGGAATTGCACTTGTTTTTGCCAGAACAGATACAAGATGGTTTCATAATTATGCTTTAAATGCTGATGCTTTGTTGTTTACTAAAGGCAGGTTAGCTTTTATAAATCCAGAAAGAAGTGATACAACAACTTCTGCAAGTGGATCTTTATTTGTTGCTTGTGGAGAAAAGTCTGTAAAAGCATTAGAGCAATCAAAGTTAGGATGGTTTGTAAGACTATGAAAAAAGTTATTGTTAAATTCATTGGGGTTAAAAAATATCTAGTTAGAGATGATGCTGATCCTGAAAAAATTAAGAGTATGTTTAAAAAGGATTTAGAGTTATTGCCTCCTGTTTGGGCTAACAACATTGAAGCAGTTATGTATGCTAAGGATGTACCAGAGGCAGAAGAAGAATGATAAAAAACATTTTATATTATCTTAAACACTTAGTTACTAGGTGGCATGAAACACCTAAAGAAATAAGATACTTTACATGCTTTATCTGTAATGAGGATTATATGTTTCCTCTTTATAGTATGGATTATGTTGTCTGTAATAATTGCTTTAAAAAATTATAATGAAAGTATTAGAACTTTTTGCAGGTAGTTGCAGCTTTAGTAATGTTGCAGCTACCTATGGATTTGAAACTTTTACTATTGATAATGGATTAGATTTAAAGACTTCTGATCATTATGCAAAAATTGATTTAGTAAAAGATATTTTAGAGCTTAATATAGATGAAATACCTTTTAAGCCAGATATTATATGGGCTAGTCCACCTTGCACTACATTTAGTATTGCTAGTTGTGGACATCATTGGAATCCACCAAATGAAAGTGGAATCAGAATACCTAAAACTGATGCTGCTGAAACAGGGTTATTATTGCTTGAAAAAACAATTTGGATTATGAATGAACTACAACCTAAATATTATTTTATTGAAAATCCTAGAGGATTAATGAGAAAAATGGGAGCTGTGGAACACCTAAACAGACACACAGTTACTTATTGCCAATATGGAGATAATAGAATGAAGCCAACTGATATTTGGACTAATTTAGATTGGAAACCTAAAGCTATGTGTAAAAATGGGCAGCCATGTCATGAGGCAGCTCCTAGAGGATCTAGAACAGGAACACAGGGATTAAAGAATAATTATGAAAGATCAAAAATTCCTTATTTTCTTTCTAGGGAAATAATACATACAATATTGCATAAAGAAAATGATTGAACTATTTATAGGTTGCTCTTTATTTCTTCAAACAGTTATAACTGAGCAATCTATAGATGATTACTTTCTGTGTAATCATTTACAAGATGTTAAACAATGGTATTACAAAACAGAACAGCATTTTGGAGATGATACTTTGTTTGCTTTAGCTGTTATGTCTTGTGAGTCAGATGGCAGGGCTAATGCTACAGGGTATAACACAGATGGCTCTATTGATCAGGGTTTGTTTCAATTTAATAACAGAACTGAAAAATGGTTAGAAAAAGATATCTATAATAGAGAACTAGATATGTATGATGTAGAAACCAACATTAAAGCTGCTAGGTGGCTTTCTTTCTATGATGGTTGGCATCATTGGAACAGTAGTAAACATTGTTGGGGTAAATATGCCAGAAGTTAATGCAAATAACAGAAGATTTTTTGTAGAGGATGAATATAATTTATATGATGTTAAAAAGGCTAGACCATTTTGGCAGGATATATGCACAGTTAATGGATGGGATATTGTAAAAGATGATGAGGATTTTAAAGAGGACTTTGTTTGCCAGATCAATAATGAATTATATTATATGGAGCTACAGGTTGTTGGTTATTGGCATAATTTTGACTTATCTTATATCTCTAATGTAAGAATTTCAGCAAGTAAAGTTAAATTACTAAGAGAAAAAAAGAATGGTGGATTAGTATTTTTAAACTGTGTTCCTAATAGATTTTTTGCTATTCATGTAGATCAAGTGACTGAGGATATGAAAAAAGACTCAGTAAGAGAACAATTTTATGAAATACCTTTAAGAAGCATTAATGTTAATGAAGTTAATGTATTAGATACAGATTTATGTGATTGCTTAGAAAATCATTTACCAATTATGAAGAGAAGTGATGGCAGAATGGCTTTTGCACAAAAAGATTACAACATAAGGGGGGCTAATGGAATATGCTGCTGATGATATAAATTATGGCTATATGAGCATTCTTATGCACATTAATTCAGAATATACCTTAGTTGACAAGATAGAGAACATAAGAGAAATAGATGGAACTATAGTACATCCTATTTTTGGTACAAATAAAGGTGGAGTTACCTTTACTTTATTTCTTAGAGGGTTTTATACAGTTTTTGAAGCAGTTATGAACTTTGGAAATAGGTTTGATGTTTATGTAGTTAATGAACAGGGCAACACAACTATGATTGATGAGGATTTAGATCATTTAATTTCTCTACTGCATATACTTTATATAAACAAGAAAGCAGAGGAGGATGAATTGCTTAACAGGGCTTTAAATCCACACACTTATAGAAAAGTTGCAAAAAAGATGTTCTACAATGAAGATCCCCCATTTTAAAAAGAATTTAAAAGTTAAATTTGTAGAAGCTGCAACAGATTTTATTGATCCACCAACACAGGAAATTTTATGGAGATATGGTAAGATTCTATTTCAAGTTAAGTCTGAGTATGGTGCTATTTCCTACTATATAGAGGAAAATAAAAAGAAAGTAAAAATTTCAAGATATTTGATTTTTCCTGTAAATTAGAACTATGGCAGACAATGGTTTCACACAGAAAGAGATGCTCCAATTAGTGCTAAATAAATTAGATGATCTAGAGGATAAACTAGAAAACAAATTGGACAAATCAGAGTTCTATAAGGTGTTAGGGATAGTAGCTACTTTTATATTAGTTATTGGCTCTTTAATGATGTAATGAAAGCAACAGTAAATCTTAATCAAGTCTTACAGGGTGGTTTAGCTGCTCTTGTAGCTTGGTTGTTTCAAACAGTTAATCAATTACAGTCACAGGTTGCTGTATATATGGTACAAATACAAAAACTAGAAGAAAATATTGTTGGTTTAGCTATGAGAGAAAGAGAACTAAACTCTGCTTTAACAGATGTTCTTATTAAGCTTGGTGGCTAATGATTGAATTTCTAGTTGTACTCTGGTTAAGTCTTAGAAAGAATAAAAAAAATGTGTAAATGCACAATACTTTGCTGTGGTTGTTCTTTGCATTGTAAAAATAAATAATATTTAAGTTATACTGCTTTTATGGATTATATAGATGATATGTCTTTAGCTCTACCTAATCAACAACAGGTAGGGGAATCTAATGTAGATTTTAAGAGATTTCAGTATTATTTGGGCTTAGGTGCATCAAGATCTTATGAAAAAGTTTCCAATAATTTCACTATTACAGATAGAAGAGTTAAGCAAATAGCTGTTAAACATCAATGGCAAGATAGGATAAAAGCTATCAATAGAATGCTAAATGAGCAGATAATTAATGAAGTTTTAGCTCAGGTTGGAGAAACTGCAAGAGATTTAGCTGATGAACTTAAACCACTTGTTTTTAAGATTATTAATGAAATAAATGAAAGGGATTTAGCTTCTATGAATCCTACAGAACTTAAAGGAATATTAGATGTTTGCTACAAGATGGTTAGTCAGATTTATGGCTTAGGAAGTCCACAAGTACAAGTAACACAGGTTGAATATCCACAGATCAAGTTTAAGTGGGATTGGGAGCAGGATGATGAGCCAGACTATTGAGGCAACTCCACCAGATCTACATTCTGGACAAATAGAAGTAATACAGGCATTAGAAGAGAAAAGGTTTATTATTGCTGTTTGTGGCAGGAGGTGGGGTAAAACTACTCTTTCATTAGTTGCTGCTGTAGATCAGGCTCTTAAAGGACTTAAAGTATGGGTAATCTTTCCTGTATATCCACAAGCATTAGAAAGTTGGTTAAATCTAAAAAGTTTAGTTAGGCAACTACCAGAGGAATATGCAGAGATAAGAGAAGTAGAGAAAAGAATAGTTTTAAAGAATGGTGGATCTATACAGATTAAATCAGCTAATAAGCCAGAAACTCTAAGAGGTGCAGGTGGTATTAGCTTAATAATCTTTGATGAGGTTGCTTATCAAGATAAAGAAACTTGGGAAACAGTTAGACCAATATTATCTGATAGCTTAGGTAAGGCTTTATTTATATCTACTCCTAATGGTATGAACTGGTTTTATGAGCTGTTTGATAATGCTAAAAGGAGAAAAGATTGGGCAGTCTTTCATTATCCTACTGAGAACAGTCCTAGAATTAATAAAGATGAGTTAGCACAAGCAAGAGAGGAACTTGGATCACTTGTGTATAGTCAGGAATTCTTAGCAGAGTTTACAGAGGTAGGACACATGTTTAAAAGAGAATGGTTTAAATACTATGACACTATTGCAGGAGATGATCCAGAATATATCTTAGGAGATGAAGTAGTTAAACATAGTGAGCTATCTATCTTTGGCACAATGGATACAGCTCTTAGTATTAAGGAAACAGCAGATTACTCAGTAATAATGGCAGTAGGATCAACTCCTAGTGGTAAGCTTTTAGTATTGGATATATTCAGAGATAGACTAGAAGCTCCAGAGCTACTACCTAAAATAGAATCAATGATTAGTAAATGGAACATGGCTTGGCTAGGTGTAGAGGATTCTAGTTTTGGTTTGGGTATTATTCAGATGGCTAGGAGGCAGGGTCTACCTATTAGAAACCTAAAAGCAGATAAGTCTAAGACTGCAAGAGCAGTTCCTGCAGCAGCAGGGTGTGAAAATGGCACTATCTACTTTTTGAAAAATGCTAAATGGTTAGTAGAATTTGAAAGAGAATTAACTAGCTTTCCATCTTCTGGATCTCATGATGATCAGGTAGATGCTCTAGCTTATGCAGCTAGATTTGGTATAGTTAGAAAAACAACATGGAGTGTAACCTAATTGGGAATAGCAGATAACATTAGAGGTTTCTTTAGTCAGCAAGAAGCACAAACAGAAAAAAAAAGTTTTAGTAACTTTCCAACATCACAAGTAGTATTTCCTTTTAATACTGATGCAGGATTCTTTAGTGGCACTAATCAGATGAGTCCAGAGGGCAACTCAGCAGCATTAGCCTGTTTAAATGTTCTTGGTACAGCATTTAGTGAGCCACCACTTAAAGTTTATTTAAAGACACAAGAGGGAGAAGAGTATGTAGAGAATCATCCTGCTGCAATACTTTTAGAAAATCCTAATCCAAATATGACTGCTAATTTAATGAATAACTATATTGTTACTTCTGTTGCTGTGTATGGAGATGCTTTTATCTTAAAACTTAGGAATGATGCAGGTGCAGTTGTTCAGCTTATCCCTTTATTACCAGAGATGGTTGAGGTTAAAGGTAATGATGAGAAATTAATTACTAAGTATCAATATAAACAAAAAGGCAACACATTAGACATAATGCCAGAGGATATGATACATCTTAGAGAGAGAATAGATCCTAGAAACCATAGAAGAGGATTAGCTCCTCTTAGATCAGTTATGGTTGAGATTTTAGGAGATGCTGCTGCTTCACAGATGGGAGCTGCTTTAGTTAAGAATACAGGTGTTCCTAGTGTTGTCATTAGTCCAAAGAATGATTTGTCAATGACAAGTGATGAGGCAGAGAATATAGCTGAGGTATTTGGAAGAAGATTTGGTGGAGAGAACAGAGGTAGACCATTAGTCATCTCTGGTGGGGAAGTAGATATACAAACACTTTCTTTTAGTCCTAAAGATTTAGAGATAGGCAAACTTAGATATATCAATGAAGAGAGAATATCTGCTGTGCTTGGTGTTCCTGCAATCTTAGCAGGACTTGGAGCAGGACTAGAGAGAGCAACATACTCTAATGCTAAAGAATTAAGAGAGTTTTTTACTGAGCAGAAGTTAATTCCTATGTGGAATCACTTTGCTAATGAGTTCACTAAACAACTTTTATTAGAAGATTATGAGAGTAATCCTGCTTACTGCTTTAAGTATGATTTATCTGATGTCAGGGCTTTAAGTCAGGATGAGGATGCAACAATGGCAAGAATAGTACAGGGTTACAATGCAGGGTTTATAACTGTTAATGAAGCAAGACAAGCTAATCAGCTACCTGCTTTAGACAATGGAGATTATTTTGTTAGAAATATGACTGTTGCAGAAGTTCCTGTAGATGGATCAGAAGTAACAATGTATCATGGCACAGAGTTTGCATCAGATGAAACTGTTGAGGAAAAAGGCAAAGATGCTCATGTTATAACCTCAGATGGAGAGAGAGTTCATACCTCTTGGCTAGAAAAAGATGAAGAAGATGAGGAAAAGGCTTTAGAAACTAAGGTTGATAATGTTCCTACTTACATACAGAAAAATGCACAAAGAGGTTTAGATCTACTTGAATTTGCAGGAGATGGACTTACAGACAAAACAAAGAGAGAAGCAAGAGCTATGGCTAATGGCACTATCTCAGATAGTAAAGTAGTCAGAATGGCAGCTTGGTTTAGTAGGCATGAGGGAGATTTAGACTCAGAGGATGCTAATGCTTATCTTTCTGGAGATAGAGAGAATCCAACTAAAGGGCAGGTTGCTTGGTTGTTATGGGGTGGAGATATCTCTAAGAGCAACAAGATGAGGGCTTATAATTGGGCAACTAAAGAAGCAGAAAAGGTTAAAGAAGAGAAATCAGAAAAGTTTGATTTATATGGTTGGGAAGAGCCAACAACTAAGTTTATTGGTTTACCTACTGTAAAAGCTATGCAAACAGATGAAGAGAAAGCTGCATATTGGAAGTCTATAGATAGCTTAAGACAAAAATGGGAAGATACTTTTCAGACTGTATATGCTAAAGAATTAAACAGACAAAGAAGAGCAATCTCTAAAGCTATTGCAGGTAGTTCAACACTAGATGCTATGCAAACAAATATAGATATAGTTATTGAGGATACTAAGTTTGATAAAGAGTTATTACCATTGTTCTATTCTTTAACAGATGATTTCTCAGTTAGAACTTATGATAACCTCTTTCCTAAGAATGATGCTTTTAAGGCAGCAGATCCTGTTGATTTAGGGGTAACTGTTACAGAAGAACAAGCTATAAGAACAGTATTTGATACATTAGCTGAGTTACTTCCTGCAGGTAGAACACTTAAAAAGATTGTTAATGATGGTTTCTATAGAGGACAAAGAGAAGTTCCACCTGCTGTAGGCACAGTATTTCAAGATGGGCAATCAGCAAGTTTCTTGCAAGAGAATGCAAAGTCTGTAATGAAAGATTTAAACAGTACAACAAAGAAAAGAGTATCTACCATAGTTGCTAAAGCACTTAAAGAATTTGAGGATTTAGGAGTAGTTAATCCTGTTGCAGGTACACCAGAGGGAGATAAGTTCTTTAATCAATTAGCTAAGAACATAAACACAGTTTTAGGTGGACAATCACTTAACAGAGCTAAGACTATTGCAAGAACAGAGGTTGTTAAGGCTAGTTCTTGGAGTCAGCAAAGAGCTGCAAAGTCCACAGGTAAAAGACTTGAAAAAGAGTGGGTATCACAAAGAGATGGTGTTGTTAGAGAGGCTCATTTTATATTAGACAATCAAAGAGTTCCTGCTGATAGCTTTTATCTGTATAATGGAATCAAGTTAGATTTTCCTGCAGATCCTAAAGCTCCTGCAGCTTTAACTGTGAATTGCAGGTGTACAGAAGCATATATTGAGGTAATTGATGAGTGAAGAGTTAAAAAGACCAGATAATCTTTCTTTTAAGAATGCTCCTATTGAGCTAAAAGAAGATGGAGATACAAGATACATAGAGGCAGTTTTTTCATTATTTGACACTATAGATAGTGATAATGATGTAACCAAAGCTAACTCATTAAGATCAGGCTACACAGGAAACAAAGTTCCTTTAGTGTGGAATCATGATTGGAGTAAAGTAATTGGTAGAGGCATCATAGAAACAGATAATCAAAAAGCTGTATTTAAAGGTTATTTCTTAAACACAGAAGCAGGAAAAGAAGCTTATGAAACTGTTAAGGCTATGCAAGATATGCAACAATTCAGTTATGGCTTTCAAGTGCTTAAATCATCTAAAGGAACACACATTGACTCTAAAGGAGAGGAAGTTCCTGTAAGAGTGCTAGAAGATGTTAAAGTCTGGGAAGTTTCTCCTGTACTTGTAGGAGCACAACAGAACAGCTTTGTTCAAGCTCTTAAATCAGGTTTACAAACTTATGATGATGTAGATACTGAGTTTGAAGAAGTTAAAGAGGAAGAATCTAAGTATGGAAAATGTACTTATGAAAAAGATGGCAAGTGTGCCAAAGAAAAAGATTTAAAGATTTCAAGTGCTACTGATGCAAGTATCAGTTCATCCCAACAGGGTATGAGGCTTGGAGAACATGCTGTAGCTTCTCTTGAGGAGTTAAAGGCATTCACAGAGAGAATAGAGGATCTAGCTTCTCTAAGAAACTCTGAAAAAAAGACACTTAGCTCAAAATCTACAGAGCTTATAGCTAAATATCTACAGGGTGTTAGTTCAAT